GGTTGAAGCATGGATATGTGAATTGGAATAAGGGCGAGATCGAGTTAGAAAACGGATCGAAGATCATTGCCGCCGCAACATCAAACGACAACATTCGTGGATTTGCCGTAGACTTCGTGTTCATAGACGAAGCCGCGTTTATTGAGAATTGGAACGAGTTTTATCCTTCTCTGTATAACACCATTTCTTCAAGCATGTCCACGAAGATGGTCATTGTATCGACCGTCAATGGTTTGAATCATTTCTTCGAAATGACTTCGGGTGCTCGTCAAGAAAAGAACGACTTCAAGCTTATTTCTGTAACTTGGCGAGATATACCAGAGCGAGATGAAGCTTGGTATCGTAGAACATTGCGAGGGATGAATAATGACCTTGCCAAATTCTCTCAAGAACATGAAAATGAATATTTGGGAAGCTCCGGAACATTGATTTCTGGAAGTAAATTGAAACAGCTTTCAGAACTATACGAAATACCAATCTTCGAAGAACTTGGCGTCCGGCAATATCGAACCCCACATCCAGATCATGCCTACGTTGCGGTTGTAGACGTATCTCATGGCAAACAATTGGATTACTCAACCGTTCAGGTAATTGATATTACGACGATGCCTTACCAACAGGTTATGGTTTATTCGTCCAATACGATCGTTCCATCTGATTTCGCAGACATCATCAATAGAATTGGGCGTACCTATAATGAAGCCTTCTTATTGATTGAACTCAATGACATGGGTCAATCTGTAGCTGAAATGATGTTCAATGATTATGAATACGAAAACATGCTGTCGTCGGAAAATAAAGGACGATTAGGCAAACGAATCCTGACTGCATTCGGGGTAACGCCGAATGCAGATCGAGGAATTAGAACGACTACCCCGGTCAAGCGCTTGGGATGCTCTCTGATCAAACTTCTCATCGAGCAGAACGAGTTGGAAATTATCGATTTGCCTACCATCAGTGAGTTTTCTACATTCTCGAAGAAGAATAACTCATACGAAGCTGAAAAGGGCAAGCACGACGATCTCGTGATGCCCCTTGTATTGTTTGGATGGCTGACGGATCAACCATTTTTCAAAGAATTGACAGAAATTCAGACGGTTCTTTCCATCAAAGAACACATGGAAAAGGAAAAAGAGTCCTTGACGGGACCGTTGATCCAAAGTTCTGAATTCTTAAACAGAACTGAACAATTCGAAAAACGTGGAGACGATCTTTGGGTCACAGTTGATAACGTCTATCCATATTGATACTAAGTGTTCGTCAACGCGCTTTTTTTCTAAGTAAAAAGAAAAGTCTTCATAGGAAAGGAAGCGAATAATGGCGAATTTACAAAGCCCCGGCGTTTCAGCGGTCGAGGTTGACCTGACAACGGGGATCGGGAGCGTATCAATTTCTGACGGCGCGATCGCTGGTGTCTTTCGTTGGGGTCCGTTGGAACAGCCCCTTCTAGTTGATTCAGAAGACAATTTGGCTCATCGTTTCGGACCTCCAACCAATTTCAACGGCGAAACGTGGTTTACTGGCGCTTCTTTCCTAGCGTATTCGGATCGTCTCTTCGTTTCTCGGGCTGCTAATACTTCAGGAAATTCGCCATCTGCAACCGTGACAACCGAATCCGGTAACAGCACGGTTATCCTTTCTTCAGGAAATACGGCTGAACTCGAAACGGGAATGACCGTAATTTCGGCGCTGAATGGTGGGCTGCGCGTTGGTTCTGCAATTGCTTCCATCGTCAATACGACTGCCTTTACCGTCACGGCTGGCAGCGATGCCTTGACCAACTCTGTTGGTGACACGGTACAGTTTATTTCGAACACGGTGTTTTCTGCCATTGCCAATACGGCTGCGGTTGCCAACCTTGAATATTGCATCATCAAGAACGAGGATGATTTCCTTGCACGCGAAGGAACTTTCGATTCGGATGTTCATTTCATCGCTCGATGCGCTGGCGACATGGGTAATTCGCTTCGTGTTTCTATTTGCGGAAACGCCAGTGGATATCAGAGCACGATCAATCTTGCGGCTTTTTCCAATGCAAGCTTCACCATCACTCCGAATTCGAACACCACTACGGTGTCGATTACGGCTGGTTCTAACACCGACGCCGGTTCCAACGCCACGTCTCTCAAACTATTGATGAACGTCACTGACAAGCTGCAAGTTGGAAACACGATGCTTGGTTATCAGTACATGCCAATTGTCTCTCTCGGCAATACGGTTGTGACTGGAAACTCTACGGAAGGAACTGCAACGTTCGAAGTGCGCTTCGAAGATGTCTTCGTGTTAGCCGAAAGCTTCACGTATGACGGTGCTAATGCTTCGGCGCAAAACATCGATCGGTTCTGGGAATTCCACAACTACGTTGACGGAGCCCCAAAGCAGTCTGATTGGTTTATTGGAAATGGCAACTCGGCGGTGAATTCCGACGAAATGCATATTGTTGTCATTGACGATAAAGGTGCCTTTACTGGAACTCCAGGAACGGTGCTTGAGACCTATCGTGCAGTTTCGAGAGCTTCCAACGCTCGCCAAGTCGATGGTGGGTCGAATTTCTGGAAAACCATTATCAACGACGCTTCTCAATATATTTGGGTTACCAACGATATTTCGACGGCGCCTTCCGGAACAGCGTTGAACCTGACCGATTCGACTCTTGATGTCATGAGCATCAATTTGCAACTCGGAAACGATGGGCAAGATGAAGTCAATATTCCACTAAGCCGTCTGACAATGGCTTATGCGCCATTCCAGTCGAAGGAAGACTATCCGGATGTTTCTTTGCTCATGCAAGGAAGAGCCCGCAGCTATACCTTGGCGAACTGGCTCATTGACAATATTGCCGAACACGAGAGCCGCCAAGATTGCGTCGTTTTCATCTCTCCGCAAAAGGGTGATGTAGTCAATAACGTCGGAAATGAATATTTGGCATGTATCGCGTTCCGGAACAACCTACGGGCATCTTCGTATGGTGTTATGGATTCCGGCTACAAATACATGTACGACCGATATAATGACGTTTTCCGATGGGTTCCGCTGAACGGCGATATCGCTGGATTGTGTGCGCGTACTGATATCACAAACGATCCTTGGTGGTCACCAGCCGGTTTCACTCGTGGACATATCAAAAACGTCTACAAACTGGCATGGAACCCTCGTGAAGCTTTCCGAGATGAACTTTACAAGAAAGACATCAACTCGGTTGTGAACTTCCCTGGCAACGGAATTGTTCTTTATGGTGACAAGACCTTGCTTGGAAAGGAATCTGCCTTTTCGCGGATCAACGTTCGCAGGTTGTTCATTGTTCTCAAGAAAGGGATTTCTCGGTATGCGCGGGAACTTCTCTTCGAGTTCAACGACCCATTCACGCGGGCGATGTTCCGAGCGAATGTGGTTCCATATCTGAGAGAAATCCAAGCCAGACGTGGATTGCAAGATTTCCGGGTCAAGTGCGACGAAGAAAACAATACAGGAGATCGGATAGACCGCAACGAGTTCTACGGGGATATCTATCTCAAACCGGCGCGCAGCATCAACTTTATATACCTCCGGTTTATTGCCGTTCGAACTTCAGTTTCTTTCGAAGAAGTAGTCGGGCAGGTTTAAAGACTAAGTGATCTTTTGGTAACACCAAGTCACTGAACCGATTGAATCGGTTTTATAGATATCCTTACGATCAAAGCGTAAGGATATCTTTATTATGATCATCCAAGAATTCACCAAGGTTGCAATCGTCCCCTCCAACTATAAGCATTGGGTCTCAAAAGGCTACGACGTGCCTCCGGTCGGAGGACGTGGCGGCAAGAATGGCACTCACGTTCTCAAGGTCAAAGTTTCTGATTTGCTACCCGGATCGAACGTCAGGGTCAAATGCCGGTGCGATAAATGCCAAAGCAAATTTGAGAACCGAGTCTGCCGCAACACAAGCACATGCCAAAAATGCACGCATTCATTGAATCTGCAAGGAAATAATTACGGCACAAAGAACACGAAATATCCAACTCCATCATTTGAAGAATTGCATAAGTTGCATTTTGACGAACATCTATCAATGGAGGATATTCGACGAAAGTTCAATGTCACTCGACCAGTTGTCGTGCGATGGTTTCGCGAGCACGACATCACTCCAAACAATCATCTCAAACGACTGGATATCCCAAGCCGGGAGCAATTATATGAGATGCATGTTGTTCGGAAAATGCATCTCAGTGATATAGCAAACGCATTCAAAACCAATACCAAGATGATTCGAAAATGGATGAAAGAATATGATGTCGAAGATCAAGAGCATCCATTTACCAGAAGATTGATACTTCCTCCTGATAAATTAGTTTTGGAAAATTTGCATTACAATGAAAAGAAAACCATGTTGGACATATCGAAAATCTTTGACGTGGTTCCTGGATTAGTAAGGAAATGGTTCCATAATTATGGAATCGAATTGAAACTCTATAAATCTCCAGAATCACAAGCCGAAAGAGACATTAGAGAACATCTCAACTCTCTTGGTTGCGATTTTGTCAAAACCCGTAAAATTCTCAATAACAATAGAGAACTCGACATGTATAGCGAGAAACATAAACTCGCCGTCGAATATTGCGGGCTCTATTGGCATCAAGAAGATCGCGTCGGGAAACGATATCACTTAGATAAACTCGAAGAATGCAACGCTAAAGGAATTCGGTTGCTAACTGTTTTCGAAGACGAGTGGTTGGAGAAACCTGAAATCGTCCTTTCAATTATCAAGAGCAAGCTTGGAATGTCAACTCGCTTATATGCGAGAAAATGCGAAGTTCGAATCATCCCGAAATATCAAGCTCACGAATTTCTTTTGAACAATCATATCCACGGATCAACTAATTCCCTGGTTCACTGTTATGGTTTATTTCACAACAATCAGCTTGTGGCGGTCATGACATTCGGAAAACATCATCGCGGAAGAACGATCCTCGTTCTCAATCGACTTTGTTTTCTGAAGAACCATTCTATCGCAGGAGGCTCCCAAAAGCTATTCAAGCGAGCATTGGAGGATATTCATGTTCCAATCATCTCGTGGAGCGACCGTAGATGGAGCGATGGGAGGATTTATGAGGTTCTTGGTTTCGGCAAAGAAGATACGCTCAAGCCTGATTATTCATATGTAAATGGACAAAGAAGAGTTTCTAAACAGTCGAGAAAGAAGTCCAGCACCGGATGTCCGTCATACGTAAAAGAAATAGATTTCAACAGAGAACTTGGATTTGAACCGATTTGGGATTGTGGCAAAGTCGCGTGGATTTATCCAAGAAACTCAACCGCTAAATAAACAAAACTATAATCTAACGGGAGAAGAGTTTCTTATGGCATACTCTATCGAGGGTTTCAAAGGCAATGGATTGATTTACGGCGGCGCTCGTCCCTCGTTGTTTGAAGTCTTCATTCCTCCATTTCCTGACGGTTCGGTCCCCGGCAGCAATCACAACCTTATGGAGAAACTAACCTTTCTCTGTAAGGCTGCCTCCATTCCTCCGTCGATCATGGATTACATCGACGTTCCCTACTTCTCTCGTAAAGTAAGGGTCAACGGAGATCGCACATTTCCTGATTGGACGGTCACTGTAATGAACGACGAAGATTTTATTCGTCAAGCGTTCGAAGACTGGCACGAATCCATAAATTCGCGAGAACCAAACCGTCAATTCGGAACAGGTTACGCTTTGGTTAGCAATTACAAGCGCGACATCGTTGTTTATCAGTACGGCAAGACCGGGACCGGAGAAGGAAATCTCGCCGGAAACGCTGTCGGTGCTCTCGGTGGTGGCGCCGAACCAATCGCGAAATATACGCTTTACGGCGCGTTCCCGACTGCCATTTCTCCAATCGGACTTGATTTTGATTTCACCAACCAAATCGAAGAGTTCGACGTTACCTTCACTTACGACTATTGGCAGCCTTATGAGAATACAGGTTCACTCACAAATACGATTCCTCTACCGAATGGTTAATAATCTGACATGCCGAAATTTTTCGGGCTTGAATTCAAGCGTAATAATGATGACGCTCAGCTAAAAACGTTTGCTGAACCTCAATATGACGATGGTGCAGTTGTTGTCGCCGGAAGTGTTTATGGCACTTATATCGACCTCGACGGCACCATCCGTAATGAAACCGATCTCGTCACTCGATATCGACAATTATCCCAACAACCTGAAATCGAAAAAGCCGTCAACGAAATTGTAAATGAAGCGATCATCGTCGAAGACGGAAAGAAAATCGTCGAACTCATTCTCGATGACGTTCCTCTTGATGAAAACATCAAAAGCATTGTCGTCGCTGAATTTGAAGCAATTCTCGATTTGCTCAATTTCCAGAGTGCCGCTTATGAAATTTTCAAGAAATGGTATATCGACGGAAGGGCTTATTACCAAATCGTCGTCGATGAAGATAATATCGCAGCGGGCATTCAAGAAATACTTCCTATCGATCCGCGCAAAATCCGCAAAATCCGAGAAATAGTCAAAGAGCGCGATCCAGAAACCGGAATCCCTTTGACAAAAAATCTCGGGGAATACTACATTTACAACGATCAAGGAATCAACACCCCCCAACGCTTTGAAGTCACCACTCAAGCGGCTGGAATCAAGATTTCCAAAGATTCCGTTATTCATCACGTTTCTGGATTGATGGATATCAGACAACAATTGGTTCTCTCGTATTTACATTCGGCTATGAGACCGATGAACCAATTACGATCGATCGAAGATTCGACCCTAATTTATCATCTTTCACGCGCTCCCGAGCGACGTGCGTTTTACATTGACACCGGAGCGATGCCACATTTCCGAGCGCAACAATACATGCAGGAAATGATCAACAATTATCGCACCAAACTTACTTACAATGCGGAAACGGGGGAAGTCAAAGACTCTTCCAAAACCATGAGTATGTTGGAAGATTTTTGGTTCCAAGTTCGTGAAGGTGGTCGAGGAACGAAAGTCGAAGCGATTTCCGGGGGCACACAACTTAGCCAACTTCTCGAAACTGTCCAGTTATTCGAAGACAAACTTTACAATTCACTGAACGTTCCTGTATCTCGCCTCAAGCCGGATTCTGTTTATTCAATCGGCAGAGCCACTGAGATTTCCCGAGATGAAATAAACTTCGCTAAATTCATAGATAGAGTTAGGAGCAAATTCTCCGTTTTGTTCGTGGAATGCTTGGAAAAACAACTCGTTCTCAAGAACATCTTGACGCCAGATGATTTCAATTTTATCCGTAACAGGATCAAATTCAAGTATCAAAAGGACAATTTGTTTTCGGAACTGAAGGATATTGAGATTTCGTCGGAACGTGCAAACGCGACGAATCTGATGACGCCTTTGATTGGAAAAGTTTATTCGTGGGATTGGGTTAGACGAAACATCTGGAAAATGACAGATGAAGAAATTCAAGAAGAAGACAGCAAGATTGCGATTGAGATGACACTTCCGCAATTTATGCCGCCAGAAGAAGGAGAAGTATAAAATGAGCAGCAAGGCGCTTTTGACCGCCATTCTCGAAGAAGATGCTTCGAGTATCATGAATGTTTTCGACAAAATGGTTCTCGAAAAAATAGGCGGCATCATGGAAAGCCGTAAAGATTTTGTCGCGAAGAATTTTCTCTCGGAATCTGGGGATGACGACGAAGAGAACTTCGACTTCGACGAAGATGATGCGCTCGAATGGGATAAAGATCATTTCGACGACCCCAATGACGACGAAGATTGCGAAGACGAAAATTCGGAAACAGACGACGGCGATGCCGATGATGACGACACCTTTGGCAACAACACTGGTGGTGAGTAAAAGGAAACCAAATGGCGAACCTTTCTAAAAATTCCTGCGGGAATAAGAAACGTAAGACCTTGAAGGAAGGTGCGCCGATGTCGGAGTTGACCCGGCGCGTCCTGCTTTATCTTCTCAAGAATACACAAACTTGGGAAGACAGAGCGGGCAACAAGGATTCTTTCTTCAACGCGTCGAATATCGAAGCTACGGCGCATGCTCCTAGTAATGCCACGGCATCTCACAACGAACCGATGAATAACGCGGAAGATTATGCTCCGGCGAATGCGCAACCGGATTCCGATCCGTTTCGTGATCCTCATAAATCCGGTAGCAAAAAGCCCGACGTTTTCGAACGCCTGAAGGGACGTAAATAATGGCGTTTACATTGATGTACAATTCGAACCAAAGGGTTGTTCTTCACGCAACTGCGAACTCGACAATCGTAGTTACTGGAAATAATTCAGTCTCGAATATTGCTCTCGCGAGCCAAGAACTATGGGGAGCGTCTATCACACGAGTGTGGTATGGATCGGATGCAAATTGGAGCATCGCAAGAGGCGCCAATCTCGTTTATTCAACATCCGGAAGCGGATATCATTATTTCGACGGTGCCGCCCTCAATCTGTTCAAAGCCGCGAATCTCGCCGTGGCGACTACTTCCGCGAATGGTTTCATCATGATCGAACTAAAGAAAGAAGGGAATCTTGGATGAAACTGTTGATCGAAAATACGGAAGAGATCGAAATCCTCAAAGAAGAAACTTCCGATGGAAAGAAGAATCTGTATATTTCGGGCGTCTTCATGGAATATAACATCAAGAACCATAATGGACGAATTTACCCCAAAGCCATTATGGAAAAGGAAGTCAATCGTTACATCAATGAAAATATCAAAAAGGGGATGGGTTACGGAGAGCTTCAGCATCCTCAAAACCCACAAATCAACTTAGATCGAGTTTCCCATCTCATCCAATCTCTTCGTATGGAGGATAATGGTAAAGTCATGGGGAAAGCTCTCGTCTTGGATACTCCATGCGGAAACATTGTACGCGGCTTGATCGAAGGCGGCGCGCAGCTTGGTGTATCATCTCGGGGGGTTGGTTCTCTCAAAGAGGGAAAAGATGGTTCCGAAGTTCAAGAAGATTTTCGTCTTGTGACCCCAGCGGATTGTGTCAGCAGCCCATCTGCTCCATCTGCATTCGTCCAAGGAATCATGGAAGATTGTGAATGGTTCTATTGCGAAAGAAGCGGGGCTTTCCTTCCGGAATCTTCTTATCAAATGAAGGAAACTCTGAAGAAAAAATCGACAAAAGAGATCGAGGAAGCCAAATTATATCTCTTCGAACAGTTCCTTCAGAAGATATCCAATCAGTCAACTCGCAAAATAATCTAAATATAACAACATTCATCAGGAGTCGAGGTAATGAGCACAGCTAAGAAGCCAAAGAAGAAACTAGACGAGCAAGCAGTTGCCCCGACTGCAACGCCAACTCAAGCCACGTCAAAAGCATGGATGATGGCTAATGTCGTAGACGGCATGATGAAGATGGCTCCGGCTGATCTGCTTCCATATTTTGAACAATGGCAAGCCATGATCGGTAAGGAAGCTGATGCTATTCCCGATGGGACGGCAGATAAGAATCTCGCAACAGTCAATTCGGCTGGCGTAGCAGTTACCGAAGAGTTGAAAGAAATCCTCGAAACGGAAACTCTCAGCGAAGAAACGAAGGAACGCGCATCCGTTCTATTCGAAGCCGCTGTTTCGACTCGGGTAGCCTTCCTACAAGCTAAACTCGAAGAAGATAACGAGAAGCGTCTGGACGAAGAAATCGACAAAATCAATTCAACCGTATTGGGTCAGATTGATCAATATCTAACTTACGTCGCAGAGCAATGGGTCAAGGAAAATAAGGTCCAAGTAAAGCGCACCATCAAGACGGAACTTGCAGAAAGCCTTATTCGTGATCTCCACAAGGTTCTAGTCGAGCATAATATCGACATTCCTGCCGATAAAGTTGACGCGATCGAAGCACTTTCGGAAGAAGTCAAAGAGCTTCGCCAAAAACTCAATGACCAAATCAACGAAAACATTTCAGTATCCAAGCAGCTTCAAGACTTCCGCAAAGAAGAAGTCATTAAACAAGAAACCGATGGTCTCGCACTTACCCAAGTCGAGAAAGTAAGAAAGCTTGCTGAAGGTATTGATGTCGGTTCAGACATGGAAGTTTTCCGCAAGAAAGTGAAGATTCTGAAAGAGTCTCAGACTGGTGCTAAGACACCAAGGAAAGACGAAGTTCCTCCCCAAGAAGTTATTGAGGAAGAAACTAAAATTCCCGGCAAGACTGATGTTCGGGACATGAAATCTCTAGCTCAGTTCATCAGTCGATCAGTGAACAAGTAAATTCACTAAATAAACAAGAAAAAGCCCAAAGAATCAAGGGAGAAGAAATAAGATGTTCGGTAATGACCAAATTACAGAGAAATGGAAGGACATTCTCGACGTTCCAGGACTAGAGCCGCTGGTTGACCGGCATCGTCGCAATACGACCGCCATGCTGCTTGAGAACGTACAGAAGGATTTCAACACGAGCCTTCCCAATCTCGTGCAGATGGGAGTAGTCAATCCCCAAAAGCTTCTCACCGAAGCTCCGCACGCCAACTTCATGGGCGCATCTTCGTCCACGCATGGCACGGGCGGCATTGACATCTTCGACCCGGTTCTGATGACGCTTGTGCGTCGTTC